ATTTGAAATACCCGAACCGTACATTAAAATGCTTAATGATTATGGTGACAAAATATCGTCAAGTGATAAAAAATCCAAGCAACTTGATTGGTCGAATAATCTTGTAGGTAATGTAAAACAGGAACATAAAATTGAAGACCATATCTGGCACAACAAACCAGATGAACATTTACCTACATTTTTTAATTGGATAGGGCATTGTACAAATTTGTACGTTAAAACAAAGTTAAATGCTGATGGTGATGCACTAGACAAGGAAAAAGCGAAACAGGGAATTAAAAAGGTTATGTTACATAACAGTTGGCTTGTTAATTCCATTGCCGGTGATTTTAATCCCCCCCATATGCATTATGGAATGCTGTCTGCGGCAGGTTGGTTAAAAATGCCACCATCCGTGGAGAAGGATGAGGAAAGGGAACACGCAGGTTGGATTGAATTTTTATATGGGACACCACAACTGTTTATAGACCCAAAATATCCTGTAAAGCCACACGTAGGGCAAATATTTATGTTTCCCGCTTGGTTATTACATGAGGTCTATCCATTTCGTGGTAAAGGTTTAAGAAGAACTATATCTTTTAATTTAAGTTTCGAAATGTAGTTGACATACCTTTTGTATGTTATATAATACATTTACTATTTAGGAGTAATACTCTTGCAAAAGTATTATTGCTTCTGGCTGAACAACAATACCTAAGTTGTAAGGCATGGTTCTTAGAAAGGATGTCCTAATGGATGAGTGTTCTAAGGGTTGGTACTGAAGTACTAGTTAATCATAGGAATGTGATTAGGCGGGAAAAGGTTGAGGGTGCGGTCACACTAGTCCCTCGAAGCTACCTAATAATTAATTTTGCAAAAAGGAGTTCAAATTGAACGTAAATGAAATATCAAAGGTTGGTTACAATCCTCTACCAACTAAAATAGACGACATTACAGAGGATAACCTAAGAAAGTTGATTGGTCAATCTGGTGATATATCATCTGGCGGTGGATTACCTAGATTAAGCATCAATCACTCTACTGAAGATGATGATGGAAATTCTATTCCTAGAGGATTTTTTATGATAAAGAACGGTAGTGGAAGGTCTATCTTTGCACCTAAAGTTATGTATAGACCTTTTGTTCGTACCTTTATGTATTCTGTGTGGGATAATGACAGTAATCAATTCGGTAGTCAAACTATTCAATCTCGTAGTATGAATGATTTATTTTATGATACTAATGGTGGATTGAAATGTGGTAAACTTGCCCCCAATAAATTAAAAGCACTAGACGAGCATTCTCCCGAGGCAGTACTCCAAAAGGGCATTAAATGTGTCCAAGTACTATATGGATTAGTGACCATAGATGAGGGGCAAGATGCCACAGGTAAACCGGCATCCGTTAAAGACCAAGAATCTGTTTGGTATGTAAGAGGGTCAAGTTTTATTCGTATTTCTGATTGGGTAAAAACATTGGAAGCACAGAGAAAACTTATGCCTACTGCAATTGCCGAATTAACAACCGTTAAGGGTAAACGGGGCGGTAACATATATTATGGTGCCAATGCCAAGACAGTTAAATTTGGCAAATTCACTAAAGATGACCAAGCTTTGCTATTACAATTTTTCGGTACAATTAATTCTTTTAATAATGGTATTATAGAAACGCATAGAACCAATAAAAAATTAAAGGAAAATTCAGACGATAATATTTTAGAAGCAAGGTTGGGTAATGGAACCAATTCTTGATTTAGTTAAGAGTTATCTCACTGACGCAAGTAAGGGCGAGGCTGAAATCTCGCCTAAACTTGTTCGGGAATTTAAAAAGGCTTGTGGTAATGCCTTAAAGAGACAGTTTAGTCCAGATAAAAAGAAATGGCGAATGCGTATGTCTGGATTGGGCAAACCACTATGCCAACAGCAACTCGATAAAAAAGAACTTCCCAGAGATTTAGAATACAATGCCGTAATGAGGTTTCTTATGGGTGACCTTGTTGAAGCGGCTTCCATATTTATTATGAAGGCTTCTGGTGTTGATATAGAATACACACAGAAGAAGGTATCTGCAAAGATTGGTGGAAAGAATATTAAGGGAACATTGGATGTAAAGATTAACGGCAAGGTATGGGACATTAAATCAACAAGTCCCTATGCATTTACAAATAAATTTGGAAATTATGGTGGATACACTAAAATAAAAGAGGATGACCCTTTTGGTTATCTTGTACAAGGATACAGCTATTCTGAAGCGGATGGTTCACCATTTGGTGGTTGGATTGCCGTAAATAAGTCAACAGGTGAATGGGCAATATGCGAAGCACCACAGGAGCAGGAGGAAGAAAAGAATGAGACACTGCAGAAGGCTAGTGATAATGTTAAGGCGTTGGTTGAGGACAAACCTTTTAAAAAGCTATTTGAACCGAAAGATGAAAAGATAAAAATCAAGGGTGAGGATATATTTACAAAGAATAAGCTAATGCCGATGGAGTGTAGTTTTTGTAGTTACAAATACCACTGTTGGCCTAAAGCCGAACTTCACAAAAAGATAGCTACAAGGGCACAGAACAGGCCTATGGTGTGGTATACCAAGTTAATTCAGAAAGATTTGGAAAATTGCCTGTAATATTTCAGCTAAATATAGAAGATACGGACATTGAGTCCAATCGTGATGTTTTTTACATTGAAGAGTACACAAAAGACAGAAATGCCCATAATGTGCTGTTTTTACGCACTAGAGACCCTTTTCGTGTTTTGTGGGGTGATAAGTCCTTTGTTACCAATAAACTTACCATAGACGAGGATATAGAACAAATTAAAAATTTACTGGACAGAAATGCCATCATAATTGCTGATATTAAGGGATATACGGAAGAATTAAGAAAAACATCACCACAAACAGCACAATACTTGGATAGACGGTTGGAAGAGTTATATGAGATACATAAACCCAAAAATATCGTTAAATGAAGTTAAGTCATGGGTTTAGAAGTAAATTTGAACTTGAGTTTGCACAGTATCTGGCGAAGAACAAGATTAAATATAAATATGAAAAAGATAAATTTAGATACATTGTACCGATTAAATCATACACTCCAGATTTTTATCTGGTAGAATATGGATTTTATCTGGAATTGAAAGGAAATTTGGATGTCACCGATAGGGTTAAACATTTACTTGTTAAGGAGCAAAATGAAGGTTTGGATGTTAGATTTATATTCCCAAATTCGAAGAAGAAGATATACAAGGGCAGCAAGACTACTTATGCCAATTGGTGTGATAGGCATGGTTTTTTGTATGCTGATAACAGGATTCCTGATTTATGGTTAAGAAAGAAGAAATAAAATTAGGTAATAATAGGATGTACATTATTATGACTCCATTAGATGATACACAATTTAACATAGTTTGTGTAGATAAGCTAAAAAAACCTATAGGTGAGTTATATTATCTACTAAGGGGATTATGTGAAATGTCCGTAAAACATCAAGAGGATTTAGTTGAAATAGGAAAAGAGGCTATGCTACAGGAAAAATTAAGAACGGTAAAAGATGATTTGAAAAGCAACATCATTCCATTTAGACCAAGGGGAGGAAATGGTAAAAAACACTAAGTTTGATTTGGATTTACAGTATGGGCAATTGCGGGAACAGCAGGTTCACGATATGTTTCACAACAAAAAGATTGAAGTTAAGACTGAGAGAGACTGGTGGAAGAAAACAGGTAACATTGCGATAGAATATGAGTGTAATGGAAAGCCTAGTGGTATTGATAAAACAGAATCTGATTTCTGGATTCATATTTTATCAAATGGTACGGGCAATTACTGTAAATTGGTTTTTGAAGTTCCTGTATTGAAAAGATTGGTTGAAAAATATAAAGATACACATAGTAGGTTAATAGGGGACAGGGGAGTATCTCGCTGTGTTCTAATACCCTTAAACGAACTGTTTGAAAAGGAAAATGTTGAATTATGATAACTAGTCTAGTTAAGGTTGAAAATGAAAAAAAATTGGGAGGGTAATGGAAAAGACGACAAAAAATTTCTTGATAAAAGCTGAAAGTCTGGTTGCAGGGGACAGGCACAAGGATTACGGTGACAAAACTAATAACCATAAAAACATAGCGAAATTATGGTCAGCATATAAGGACATTAAAATTACTGCACATGACGTGGCAATAATGATGTGCCTGTTGAAAGTTGCACGAACAAAACTTGGTGAAGTTAGTGAAGATACATATATTGACATGGCTGCGTATGGGGCGATAGCCGGTGAAATAAAATTCAAGGAGAGAAATGAAGAAGATAACCAATGAACAAATAAATATTTTACTTAAATATTTGAGCAGTAAACCCTATTTGGAGGTTTATAATTTAATACAACTATTGGGAAGTCTGCCAGAGATAGAGGGTAAAAATGGTGGACAAAAAGATACCAAACAAAAATGAGGCGATACTTCAGTTGCTGTATTTTGGAGTTGACAAGTATGGCAATTTCTTTTCAGAAAAATGGACGTGTCCTCCCGAAGAGTTTCGTAAACACATGGATAAGTGGAACGAAAATTACGTAGATACAATAAGGTATGAGAACGTGATAAAATATATAGATAATCTATTTAACAGAGACATTAAGGATGTTAGGGGATATTTAGGATGACAAAAACTATTATAAATATAATACAAAATGATTCTGGCGGTACGAATCCAGATACCCATGCACATGAGGATAAGGTATGGGAACTACAGTTTGAGGATGAAGATTCTGCTGTTTTAACTAAGGGAAAGATGTTGGAATATTTAACAAAGGGAACTGTACCTGTAAAGACAGTACACTCCTTTAAAAAATGGGATATTATAACAACACTAGGACATACAATTAGAACTTGGGTTGTTGTATATGATGACAAATCTCATGTACAGTTAGCCAATAAAGATTTTTATTCCTTATTAACACATGGGCATACTACTGTAAATGGAGAGGAAGCTACCGAAACTGTTGAAGGTGGAAGAGGAGCAGTTTCTGATGCTATTGTACAGGTTGTAAAAAAATCAGTAACAACACTCGATGAAAAAGTTGAGCTAGATGAATTTAGACAGAATGCAATGAGAGATAATTATTCTCCTGTATTTGGAAAGAAAGAAGAGGCAACCGTTGAAGAATAAAAAAGCCCCAGATAATCTGAGGCTTTCTTCGGTATGGAGTAGATTGTATTCAATCCACCGTGGTGTTGTTAGTGTTAGGTATTCTGTAAGGGAATTTCTGGTGTGGATTTTGTCTCATCTGAAATAACATTTTTTCCATCCAACATCTTAAGCAATCCTTTTATTGGTGTCCACACTTCCTCATCCTTTCTATTATATACCATTTTATTCTTTGTTTTTCTCTGTTTGTATTTTGAAGTTCTTAATTCTCTCGCTATTGGGTTAGATTTTTTTTGATATGTTTTAATCATTAATCTTTTTGATGTTAATTGCGTTTTCTTTTCCTTTGTTCTCCCCCATCTCAAATTCTATCTTTTCTCCTTCTTGTAAAGTATCAATTCCAGCTTCTTCCAAAGCTGATACATGAAGAAAAACATCTTTGCTT